ATTGTAGCAACTTTGAGAAGTTCGAGATAAGCACGGAGAGTGTAGTTCCCAGCCGGAAGGACAGTCTTGAAAGTCAAATCAATACCCTTGTTATTGACTCTCTCACCACGATTGAGACGGAAGGCAGTCCAGCGGAATCGACCACCAAGACCCGGAGTCACTAATCTCTGCTGATGACCTTCAAAAGTCGCTTGTGTTAGTCCAGTTCGAGAGTTGGCTTGTCCCGGAGCAGCACTTCCAGTGTTGTAATATTCATCCTTAGAAATCATAGGGATTCCACCTTCTGCGTGAGCAGTAGTCTGGAAGAGCTGGGCATCATTGCTACGATCTACTGAGAATAAAAATCGGTCATTGTATAACAGATTCGTTACCATTAAGTCACCATTGTCTTCGGGACAAGCCGCAACATATCCATTCAACATACTCCTCGAATCCTTATTGGCATCCGGCTGAACTCCATAGATTACCTTCGATACCAGTCGACCATTTCCACCGAGCTGGAAAGTTAAATCAGCAAATGCGGTTTGAGCGCCAGTCCGTTTCGCAAGACGGTAATCTTCATACTGGAAGACTAACTTAGGGTTCTGCTCGGCATACTGTCGCATAATCTCACCATCATAGGTAATACTATCGTAGATGAGTTTAACTTCACTCTCATTAATCTGATACGATACATCACGTGTGCCAGTATTGTCACAGCACATACGAACCGAGTTAGATGCTCCCGCTAAAACAGAGACCTCATCTTGGAAGGTAATATCAATGTGAATCTCTTCATCAATCATAAATGCCGGGAGCTGGTTGGTCTTCAAGAAGGGGAACAAGTCAGAGAGATATACAGAGTATACCGGTGCTTCTGCGATAGTTGCCGCAGATGTTGCGTCGTGAATCTGAAACGGGAGTAATTGCATCGGGTGGTCTGAGCCATCCGTAGTCAATGGGTTTTTACCCAAATCAATGCCATACTGAGAAGCAGAATTAGGAGTCTGGTCGGCACCAGCACCAAAGAAATCATCTTCATATATCGGACCGTGGTTAATTGCTCTCTGCGATAAGAACTGCTCACGCTCTTTGTTATTCTCGTTAGAGATAAACATCGACTGATATGCGTGAAACTCACCATAATCTTCAATAGCACAAATCTGCTTGTTGCCGACCATCAACTGAGCGGTCTTAATAAGACTCGAAACTCCAATATTTAATGGGTAAAAAGCACGAGCATTCGTTAGAGGCGTAACAGCAAGAGTTATCTTCGAGTTCGAGTGAAGGAAGCCGGCTACACGGGAGAGGGTGAAGCGAACTCTACGCTGATTAAAAGTCACGGGATCAATTACATCCGTGGTTAAAGTCTGTCCAAAAGTAGTGGGAATCTGACCTATTTTCATTAGGTCGGGAATCTGTGTTTCTGTAACATCATCAGAAGAAGTCATCGCATCCATTTGTGAATCCATATTATAATATTATTTATAAAAGAATTTGAAGATTTAAATTGAGTTTTTTATTTATTCAATAGAAATTAAAAGTTACATTAGGAAGTTGAACTCTACATGACAACTTGAATTCCCGCAGAGGAATCATAGGCAACAACAACCTTACTCTTGACAAAGAGATAGGCAGATACCGGATTACCGTCTTCCAAGCCATTAGTCATCTGAACAGAGAACTGAGCGCGAGAGAAATCTACACCATCAGCATCAAGCATATCATATAGAACTCCAACACCATAGATTGCTCCGGCTTGGGGCATAAGTCTGTAACCGGTTGCGGCATCCGCATCTACTGTGAAACTTCTGTTCGTCGTTAGAGGACCCGCACCCGTGCGATTGTGCTGGGACTCCGGAATGATAGAGTTGAGGAATCCCTTAATAACTTGGGAATCTACAACAGTATTCGGGTTATTTATCGTATTATAGACCGAATCCACTTCAAAACTGAGAGGGAATCGCTCACCATTACGGAGAAATGAGATTGTATCGAGGTTGGCAAGAGCACCAGTGGCTTGACTCGGCATATAAGTCAAGTAACCGTCTTCCGTAAGATTGTTGACAAAAGCACTCGGAACAAAATTGACAAATGCTCCAAGAACCTTCGAGAGTCCTAACTGGTAATTGATGATAGAGTTGGTTGATTCAAGGGTGGAGAAGTAGGAACTAACTGAGTTGAAAGACCAAACACCTTGGTCGGGCGACTCATCACCAACATCTACCTCGCAAGTTAATTCAACACCACTTAACTCATAAAATGAGTCACTGATATTGGTAGAAGTTCCATCCGAAGAATAGAAGAACTGCGAATCTGGTGCTAAATGAATCTCAATTTCAAGAGGAACTTTTGATAGGGGCAGTTTATCGGCACCGAGAGTCATGCCGGCTGGGAGAGGAATCGAAAACGGGGAACCTTTGGTATTGCGAATAACAGTATCACGGAAGCATCTGTAATTAGAACTAATCAAAGCACTCTCTGAAAGATGACCAGTCTGGTCTTGAAGACCGGACATCACTGGCAAGAATGAAGACATAAAGCGTCCATAATGTCTGATATGTTCGAGGACTTGCTTAGTTTCTGCGTGACGAAAAATTAACTGATCGATAACTCCGAATGCTCCCAGTTTATGGCTTGCTCGGAGTTCTGCGGCATTTACTCCGTCGGGATGAAGGGTTCCCGCAGAGTTACGCCATATATCGAGATTACCCGAAAGGCGAATGGTGTCGAGGTCGAGCATCGCATCTTGGCGACCAAGAGTAACGGTGAGAATCGGATTGCCACGAGCAAAGGAGATTTTACCCGTGCTGGGAGTGTTGCTTGGCTGAACGGTTAGGTATTTCTTAGACATATTGTCGTTATAATATATCTAATAAAAAAAAAATAAAGGTTAAGATTTAAGTGAAAAAAATAATTATTTTTTGAGGAATATTTACAGAGTTACAGAAACAGAGTCACCCTTAATGGAAATGCGACGGACGTGGTAAATGAATGCCATCAAAAGTTTATCCTTAACTGGCGGTTCATCGACACCAGCAACCGTGGATTCATTGTAGAAGAGCTGTAACTGATTCGTCTTGTTATTGAGATTCATAACTCCATCATTGAGTGCGTAAGCACGACCAATACAGAAGTTACGGTTATAATCACAGAATGAGCGAGGGACAACCTTGGCTTGGTTAAGCGCTTTCTCTAATTCTATCAGCGGCTGTGCCGAAATCGACTTGCCACCATTAATCTTGGAGACATCTATCGGTCTTGATGGAACTAACTTATCATCTATCATAAACTGATAGGAAGAAAGTTTGTCAATGACTCCCACTTGATGAGAGCGAATCGAGTGAAGGCGACCATCCATAGTCAGTCTCTCTTCATCATAGGTATCTTCAAGACCACCGATGAGTTGAGCAGTGTTGTAGACCGTTGCGTCCGTTGGGACAACGATACACGACTTGGCTCGGGTATTAGAGACCGCCAGATTCACAGTAGCATTACGGTTGCTCGACAAAAGTGAATGACGATAGTTGGTAGCAGAGTGAATATCTAATTCAATCGAACCACCATCACGGAGCTGAGCCATCATGCCTTGCTCGTATCTCGGATCTAATTCAACTTGCTGACAAACTATCTCCATATTGGAAATCTCATAAGTTGCGGCATACTGGGTGATTGGTGCTAAAATCTGAGCCTTACCAGCGGCTACTTCAACTCGCTTTTGGTCTATTGCCGTGGAGTAGATTATGAAGTTGTCTGTCGTAACTGCGACACCAGTTCCAACAGCACTGTTACGGAATGATTCCACAGTTAGTTTTACAAAGGACCCAGCCGCTCCACCACTATCAACTAGTGTGATATCAGTAATCTTTGGGTGGAATGATGTTCCGTCGGCTTTGGTTAAATTGGCTTGGGTGAGTGGGTCAGTTTTAGAGCAAATACCAATAGTCTCACCCTTAACAAAAGGACACTGTAAGATACTCTGAACACTATTTAACTGTGATAAGAATATATCTGTATAATCAGTCGCACCAGTCGGCATATTCGTTCCAGCCACATCCACACCGTGGAAGAGAGGGTTCTGTTGCATCCTTCGGTTTTTGTTCACAGAGTCTAACTGCTTAATAATCCTTCCGGGGTCTTCGAGATCTACTTCAATGTATAATCCTTGGGTCGCCATTACGGGGAAGACCTTAGTTGAATCTGCGAAGATTCCCGAATGAATAGGGAGAGAAACTTTCGCCGTCAGATAATCACCATTGACAAAATCGGGGGAACCCGCACCAGCAGCACCGTAAGCAGAGATAGGCTTGTAATACGGATTTGTCGTGATGTCAATATTGTTCGATACTGAGGTGCCAAGATTGCCACGAGACTTAATAGTCGGGACAAGAGAACCTTCTTTTAATGCTCGCATCTGACGGATGGACTCATCTTGATTGTAGGAGTATTGCATCTGGACCTTCACATTGTAGTCACTAATTTCTTCAAGGAGAACTGCGCGATTACCAGAGTATATCCTCAGATTTTTCACTACTGACTGTCCTCCGATGAAAGGGTCGAGTTGGAGACGAGTGGGAACTGCTCCCATACCAAGTTTTATATCAAACTGTAAATAGGAGTTTTTTCCATCTAAAAACTTTACAGATGGAGGAATCTCGAAATCTACACGACGACCACCCGTGCCGGCTGTTCCAGAGTAAGAAAGACCATTGGTCGAGGGAATCGAAACTTGCGTCTGCGAGAGCTGAACCTTATCATTGTTTTGCCAGTATGACATTTATAATATTATTAACATTAAAAAATCATATAAAAAATAAATTAAAAAAAGAGTAATTATTACTTTACAA